AAATTCCAAAATATTATTTTGGAATAAATCGTAAAATATTTTACGATTTTAAGTTTTAATATTTTATGATGATTGATCATAATAGGTGTTCTGTTTGGGTATCGCCACATGGTAGAAAGGTGCACTCAACCATGACATAGGGATATGTTAAAGTGTCCGGGCATTTTGAGAAAATCTCGGTTGTTGTATCCGTCAAATACACAAGGATTGGTTCGTCGTGTTTTGAGGTCAACACGACACCATTTTTTCAATTCCATAATTTTGTGTTTATCCAACCCAATGTATTCCCGTTTTAACTTTGTTTTACTAATATTTAACCCATAACCACGACATGTGATGTAGGTCGTAGACCTTGGCAAACATACTGTTCTTTAGTGGGACTATGTCACCCGGTAAAACCCCAGTAAATTTATGTTCTGTCATATATGAAGAATCACAATAACCCATTCTGAACGTCGTATTGACAAAATCAATGACAAATTGCATCGTTTCCTTAGGGACAACGATCGTCGGTTTGGTACCAATACACACCAATCGCATTGGTAGCGAAAAGCAGTGATCGGTGTGGTTATGTGTGATTAAAATGAATTTTGGTCGAATTGACTACGTGATTGCGTATCTAATAGTAATTTAAGTTCTGGAATGAAAAATCCTGTGTTCTGGGAACCACGCGACCAACCGCATACTGTTAAACCATATTAGGAATTTTAAAGATTTCTGGATATGTTTGGCGAGTTCTTTTCATTGATAATATCAGATCTGGTATCTGATATTTTCTTGAACTCAAATTTTTAAATGTGACACAACATCTCAATTAACAAAGGGTGTGACGGATCGAACAAGATGGGATTACATAATGAGATGAATAGTCTCGACTCTGTCGCTTCCGATTAAGTCAATCGAGATCTACCCATTGATTCTGAGATACAAAGTATATATTCTTTTGTCATGTGTATTTACCTCAGAATCAATGGGCAGATCGCGATTTCATCGCGATCGTTTAGCATCATAACTTTCCCTCGATTTTCACAACCATAGAACCATATGAAGAGTCGATTCTTTTTGGATATTATAGTCAGCTAAGGTACGACCCATGTGGAAGTGGTCGCAATGTTATTGGAATCGGGTGCTAATCCCAATATTAGAAATAAGCAGGGAAAAACACCTTTGTATAATCATTTGGAGTATCTGGATAAAATTATTTTACTTTTGAAAGCAGGGGCAGATCCTAATATTACAGACAATTCGGAATTTCCACTATTATTGTGGGCTAACAAACAATCAGTTAAAACTGTTATAATCGATGCAGGTGCCAAATATCCACCGATCGACATCATCGCACAACTAGTTAAAAGGGTCTCATCATCAAGTGATATTACGAATTTAACAGACATACTTCTGAAATTGATTGGTAATGAACCTGATCGTGAACGAAGAGTAGAGTTATTCAAAATAATGTTGGTGTTATACAGAACACCAACAGGTCAACTATTTATCGGCACACACAGTCAATTTAAAAATGTTATTCGTGACAAGATTAAAGGTTTAATTGATGACCCAAATTTTAGACACCACGCGCAATATTTCAAACAACAGTATGAGAAACTTGTATGATTTTTAAAAATTGATTAACGATTATTATATTTGTATGATGTATAAATATAAATATGATCATTCCGATGGTTTGTTTTAGTTGTGGGAAACCGATTGCCCATTTGTGGGAAGATTACCTAAAGATCGTTAAACATTACCAATCAGGTGGTGCGCCCAACCCTCCATTTATCGACAGAGATCATCAATGCGATCCTAGTTTAGTCAAAGAAACACCTGAGTTTATGGCTCTCTGTCATCTTAGGGTCTCCCGTGAATGTTGCCGAAGAATGTTTTTATGTCAGTATGACATGTATGAGAAGATTCGGTAAGAAAAATAAATGTCTATAACATAAATATAGATCGATGTCTTATGTGACACCTAGCAACGATTTTGTTGAAGTTCGACCAGAGATTCAAACCAGTCGAATTTTGAGTCAACCGCAAGTAACTGAACATGAAATCAAGTCGATGGAAGAGCAACAACGCAGGTTGAATTATTTTACCGACACAACTAATCAAGAGTTAGCCCAACAACAAGAGCATGAAGTTTTCATTAATTTATCTTTGGTCAACCTATTGAGCAAGATGTCTTCAACAATCATTGTGATTATCAATGAACTGTTGTCAATTACCAAAGATACTCAATTCAATGATATATTGTTAATTTTTGTTAAAGAAGATCGCCTCGTTTATATTGGAATGTTGTTTGTGATGATCTCATTGGCGATTTATTTGATTGACATCACAAGTTGAGAAATTTATTTCTCCAATATTTGTATAAATAGAAGATGTTTTATTGGACAAATTTAGTCAAGTATGTATTACAGGGTCTAGTGGTCGCTGTTGCCCTATGGTTAATTCCAGATCATCGACACCAATCTATGGAAATCTTCATGATTGCTTTGATCGCCGCCGCCATGTTCGCCATTCTCGATCAATTCCCTCCTTACTGTGCGGTTGCCACTCAAGTTGATAGTTATCAACAGGTAGGACATGGTGATGGCACTGGAGAAGACGCTAAGGTCGAAGAAGTCAAGTCAGATGTTGGTACCGACTCGGATAGCCAACCAACGGTTCAACCAGAAACTAATCCACAGACCCAACCCGATACAACCCCCCAGATTGAACTCGGTAATGTGTGTCAAATGACGGGTGATGTCTGTACTTACCATCCGAATGTTGGACCTGATCAAGTCGAGGGATATGTATGTAAAAAAGTCGATGATCAATGTCTTCCAGTCAGTGCTTGTAAACATACCCAAAGTTGTGTATGGGATAATGATGCGGATAAACTCCCAGATGCTTCTGGTAGATCGTGTGCCATGATTGATAATAAATGTAAATTAGCGGCCACTCCACAATAAAACATCCATGGTTTAACGCATTGGACAGACTCCACCAGCACATTCTGATTTAAATGTTTCGTCAACAGGGACCGCCACTGACGCATCGGACGCGTCATCGATGTGTAGTTGTTGATCTAAGTGTTCCAGTAACTTAGTATCAAATACACCCATCTCTGCCTTCATTTGATTGTAGGTCGATTGAGTACATTCTTCATATGGTGCTAATTCATAATTACCACCATCTAACGGAATAAACGTAATGCCCAGATATTCGTTCCATCGATTATAAATGATTTGTGGTAATTGTTCCCATTCTTCGGGTTTAACTGTAATTGTGTTAGAACAATTATGATCAGCATAATATCGTTGATATGTGAAATAGGTATCCAGTTGTTCTTCAATATTGCTCTGATACTTGGTCTTCTTAGCATGTGAAGTAACTGGGAAATCGATCACATAGGTTCTAGCATTAGCCATCTTTTCCTCATAATTAGCACCCAGTGTACCGACTTCGGGGTTGATCCTCCATTTAGCCTTCCGAATCACATCAACCATAGGGTCATTGGAATTAATTCTAATTCGGCGGATGAAGAAGGGTGAATGACTCAAATGAAGACCTTGTGAGACACACCCTGCCAGTTGACTCAAACTGCCTTCTGGTTTGATAGTAGTCGCTAATAGAGGTGAAGCAATCCGAATTTCCTTGGCGTATCGAATTGCTTCTTGTCGTGCTACATCACCTAAATTGTGAATGACTTGGATTTCCTGTTGTTTGGTGTAACCCAGTCGATCCATGGTGTCCTTGATTCCAGTCAACGACGCACCGATCAAACGATCACGTTTTTGTTTTTGATCCCATACTGGAAGTTCGAGATTGATAAGGGTCATACGAATCCCCGCCCTAACTGATAATTTTTGTGCCTCATACAAATCGTCAGTATTGAGTCGCGGATTGCCCAGAGGATCAGTACCAACAAATTGTGTTAGATTAACTGTTGTTAGGTTACATGTCTGATATGAATCTAAAATAATCTCTGCACATGGGTTGAGTAATTCGGCATTGGGACGGCGTCGTTTCATTTCTTCCATATTAATCAATCCTGGTTCTCCCTCATATCGAAGGATTTTAATCAAGAGTTTCAGATAATCGAGAGTGGGACGTTGTTTGAACATAATGCTATTATTGCTAAGATGACGATGATCGAGTCCAGTCCGCACGGCTGTGCCATCTTTTTGGTACATTGCCGTCATTTGGTCGAACCAACTGGGTTTGATACCCATCTTATCTAGATCTTGACCCAATTGGATATGATGTTCGAACTGTTCTTGAGTATAAATCCCATTGAGACCATATTTGGCGAATAACACCTCATAATCATCGGCTTCAAAAAGGAAGATCTCGGCCGTATTATGAGATAGTAGACCGTTGACAAAAAATTCGTGAGTTCCTTGGGCTTCATTTGGACCATCCACCGTTATATCATATGTATAACCTTTCCCTGCAGGTTTAACCTCAACCACTTCAACTGGACATAGTAATGATTCATTACCAGTCTCTTTTTCGTAATAATCAACAGTCAATTGGTGATCTCCTTGACTACGGAACTCACTTGGATAACCATTGACCTTTTGACTGCTTGAACCAATTCGTAATGATTTCTGAAGTTGTGGGATGGCTCTAATTAATCTGACAGATCGGTTCGTGATAAGGGTGATTTTATAGATGTTTTGCCATCCATTTCTATTGGGAGGAACTGTTGTCTGAATGTGTAGTCTGGATTCAATACCGCATGAATACAGCACTTTTTGAATATCCCTCGCGAAGTCTTCATAAATGGTAGCAACATAAATGGTCTGGTGATCGGTACAACCATCAAGAATACCTGCGATATAAGCCAATTTGATACTGTTCTTCGCTTGTAAAATCCAGTCAGGAACGCGATTTGACTGTTTTACATTTCGATTCAAATACCATGCGAGTTGCTTACTTTTACATTTAACGATTAACATTTCTTCAATGCAACTTTTTTTCAGACTAACCTTCAGGTCTGACCCAAATCGTTGCATTTGTATTTTGGCTTTATTTGTAATCGAAGTTTCATTTACCCCAAAATGAAATGAAACATCCGAACCAAAATCATCCGTACCGCTCGATGGGCAAATATTTCCACCTGTGCTAAATAGTCCGATGAACCACGCCATATCCTCATCTAATTCAGGAACTATTATCTCCTTGATGTCAGGTGTTGACGAGATTCTACCATACGTCCATTCGGGTAGAGTTGTTTTTACTCCTTCGATCGGTGTTCTGGTCGAGATTAATCTCTGACCAGGTTGAAGTTGACTGGCTTCGACCCATTGATATTCATTAAATGAAGTTAGAACTGGCATTCGATGGTTTGGTGTACATGTGAAATCACCATCTTGTGTGACAATTTTGACTAAGTCTCTCTCTCCTTGCTCGAACCAATCAGTAACCAATTTGTATCCTTGTGTGGTTAGTACTTGATCACCCCCCTGAACTTTTTCAATTGGGACTAAACCACGTTTGAGATGTACTAATGAACCTGCTGGTAAACAACGCCGAACGCCTCCAACGACCACGTTTTGTCCGATTAGGTTACCAATATCCATAATATGAATTGGGCGTAGAGATACGTAACCTTTATGATCTGGTACTAAAGGTACTAACCATGGATCTAGTTGACTCTTAAGCGTCTTATCAATTCCCACAAACATTCCCTCAAGTGGTTCGTGACCACTGGAAGTTCCACCGAAGGTTTTGAGGCGTTCCCCACGTGGTCTGACACTATTGTAACTAATTTTGATGGTATGGACGTATTCATAATTGGGTTGTGTTAAGATTTGCAAATACGACCGTAATCCCTCGACCCATCCTTCTTTACTATCACCAATATAGATCTTAGCAAATCCATTGGTTAAGACCATCAATTTAGTGTGTTCTAACCGTTCGTGTTTAGGTAATGGTTGATATTGACTATGAATCAACTTCAAATTAATGCGGATTTTAGTCATTTGACTGAGCAGTTGTTGATTAGACTTAAATCCAACCCCAGTACCAACCATTAGAAGATAAAACAGGTCGCACAGATCATCCCATTTAGTGATATTGAGAGCCGAACAGTTGAAATTCGACAAACTGTACCGATCGGCGGCAGGAGTTCCACCGATCCACATAGTGCGACCACTTAAAAATTGTCGCAAGTGATACGTGTTGTCGAACAGTAAACAGGCTTCTTGACTGAGTTGATTCCAGTCAATCTGATAACTAATTGTGTTCAGATGGTCAACCACTAATCTCATGTTATACAAGGTCGCACGCAGACATGTTTCCTTGTATGTCTCGCGACGTTTGTGTTTGGTCAGATAACGGCTGTATGTTCTCAAAAACACGAACATTCCTAAGGGAGTCATTTCTGGAGGAAAATCGGCATATTTAGATAAAAATTGTTCGGTCAACATTTGCTCCATTTGATACGTATAATTGTAATACAATTACGCGATAATTGTAAAATCGATTTTTTAATTTTAAATTAAAGAACGTCTGAAAACATTTTTGAAACTAGAATTCGAGACACTCAAAAATATCTACAAAACTACCAAATAGAACAAATTTATAAAAATAAGTAGAATTCGTCAGGATTGCACTATATGATCATGAATTCAATAGTGATTATCATCCAATGTGTAACGTGCTCAATTCTAATATGGATCTCATACTTCCACATAATAGACAAATTAAAAGTGGGTGACACTCGTAAAAAAAATGATCACGTGAACAAATAAAAAATATATGTATACAATGGCGTCAGTGGAAATGTTACAAAAGTCTTAATGACCGAACAACCAGATGTCCCCACAAGGCACATAGGGGGGGGATCAAAGTATTGTGGTACGCATAAGAATTGTAATGTTGTAATATCACACCCACATTCATCTCCAATTCCGTCTTCTTCAAGTACCCAACGGACGCCACCTGCCACAAATTTTAAAGACATTGATAAGATATTTTATGTGTTATCTAAATATCAGTTGTTTAAAGGAAGAAATCTTTCAATTTTTAGATCTATTGACAAATTTGAGCATCCCAAATGGCCGACAAGGAATGTAGTCCAGTTCTTGACAAATCTTTAATAAATGAATTGATTGTTCATTTATTAAATGAGTCACATAAACAACTTGTAATTGACGTTCCGAAGTCAATTGATGGCAAAAGGTCAGGATTTCTTGTCCAATTGTCGTTGTTCGAAAATGTAAAGGTATGTTGATTCGGTCAAGAATCAAGACTTTTGGTCGATCCGTTTTGATCGTGATTCCATAAGCATCATCATGGACGCTGTAAATGATATCATTGTCATATGGCATAGATAGTAAAGTACCTTGATGAATAACAATGGTGATGGTTTGATCCGTATCATCACCAGAATGATTAGTACGACGTAATTCGTTTCTCCAATCGTTTGTTGGGATTACATTTCTCATGCGAAACTTATATCCGTCGATCATCCACGGATCAAACCATCTGTGAAATTGTCCCACCCCTATGACTCCTAAAAAGGTACTTATCCCCACCAAACTCACGATACATATAATCACCGGACTTTTTTGGAATACAACCATTATTGGAAACTGAATCACATGGTCAGTAGTGATTATTTGGAGATCAATTTTTTCATGGGGTATAGTGGGTTAGTTGATCTGGTTGATTTGGTTGATCTTGTGATTTAGAAGCAGGATTAACATTTAGAAAATTTTTTTATTTATTTTTATCATATTAACAAATGAAAGTATCATTTGACATTCCAAACGAGTTTCCAAATGATCTTCTCTTCTACCGTGTACATATCTGATCAGATAGTCTTTTGGAGGTCACGTTTTGATTAGAGACACGAAGTTCAAAGAAACACTAAATAAAGTCTCACTTAAACTGAGAGATGATTGATTGAGGAATGACTACATATTGGGGGTCATCAATCGTCTGAGTCGTCTGGGCAATACTAGGAGTTAAATGGAAAAATTGCTCGATAAATCGTAGATAAAATCGTGTATGATTGATACCCGTGTACACTAGTGCCTTACGGATGGGTGTATTTGAGAACATTTTAATTAGACAATATGCGTCCATTTGAATCAAATGTAATTCGAGGAACAGATCAGGGGCATCCATATTGACCGCCACCTCCAATAATGTGTTCATGAACTGAGTTTTGTCGAGATTGGACGATAAATTAGATAATTCGCGTTGGATTAAAAAAAGATATTTGTGCATCATCTTTTCGATTCGCGTGCGTTTGTAGGATAATTTTCCAAATTTACACATGTCTCGCAAATATTGATGGAATATTTGTTTACCAACGTTATATCCAAGTATGTATTCGAATAACCCCCGTTTATGTGGACCATATGTGTTTCTGATCTGCGTTGGTGGATCCAGCGCCACGGGTATCAACAAAATCAAGGTATTTGGTCGGTGTTGATACTGGCGGACATCGACTTGGTGATAGATTACTTTGGGTAAGTCTGGGTGATGATGGTTGTCAGGCAAGTCGAGTTGATACCCAAATCGCTCAGTAACTGACGTCATAATCGTTAAATATGACTCTAATGGTCGTTTTTCTGGTGGTAGTGGTTGTTCTCCAATCGTCATCGGCACCATCGGTGTCACAGTGACGCTCAATGGGGCTTCGACATATAGTTCTAACTCTTGATTTGTCTGCGTGGCTATCCGATACAACCATTGGTGGATTGGATGTACGGTAAGTTCAGTTGATGGTAATTTAGAATGCTGGTTGACATGGAATTCTCCTAATAATAGGATCTGACGACCTTCGATATTGGGATAATATGCGAAAACACTAGGACCTAACACGATCTCTGATGCCATTCGGGATGATGTGTTATTAGATTGATGATGTTGTTTAAGGTAATCAAATTTTTTGGGGGACTACAGTCCCCCAAAGCCCCCCATAGTCCCCAAAGTACATAACGACCAACTGGGGACTTCAGTCCCCATAGTTCAACTAACCAATTTTCGAGACACAATTATTTTCGTTGATACATAAATTTTAGTGGTGGAATTTTAATGTGATCCAAAATATCTGAAAGAATAGACCCATCCCCAGGCAATTTCGAAAAGAGACTTTGTTCACACATACATTCGGATTGAATTGTTGTTTGTTGTTGTTGGGACATCTTTAGACGTGTACTATTTACATTACCCAAGGCTTCGGCTCCAACTGTTCCGATCTGGTTCTCCCAGAGATTGAGCGAAGTTAAACTGTGATTGTTTTGCAAGGCTAATGCCAATGATTTTGCACCAATATCATCGATCTTATTGTAAGTGAGATCGAGCGAAGTTAGACTGTAATTAACTGATAGAATGGTACCTAAAACTTGGGCACCAATTGATTCAATATAATTGAGTCCGAGATTGAGTGTCGTTAAACTGCGATTGGTTTGTAGAGCGATGGCTAAGGCTTGTGTACCAGAAAATCCAATCAGGTTATCTTCGAGATTGAGTGTGGTTAGACTTTGATTAGTGAGTAGGGAAGTTGATAAGGCTTGTGCACCAATGGGTTCAATTTGGTTATAAGTGAGATCAATTGAAGTCAAACTGTGATTGTTTTGTAGAGTGGTGGCTAAGGATTGGGCACCAACTAGTCCAATTTGGTTCCAACCAAGATTGAGCGAAGTCAGACTGCGATTGGTGAATAGAGAGGTAGCTAAGGCTTGTGTACCAACTGGTCCGATTTGGTTATTAGTGAGATTCAGTAAAGTCAGACTATGGTTGGTTAATAAGGAAGTTGATAAAGCTTGGGCACCATCTGGTCCGATTTGGTTCTCACTAAGATCCAATGAGGTTAAACTGTGATTGGTGAATAGTGAAGTTGATAAAGCTTGGGCA